TTATACAACTGGATTAAATAATTTACAGATCATTAAATTAGGTTCAAAGTATATGATGTATTGTTCAAGCATACAGTAAACACCATACTGCTTTTTATAATCTTCTATACACTCTTTAAGATATTGCTCTGTAACACCTAAAAATTCAGCAATTTCATAAGATGTTTGTGCCTTATATTCAAATGCACTAATCAATCCAAATAGACTAACAGCCCTTTTATAGCCATACCTTCGAGCCACAAGTTCTTGTTTTCGATTTTCTATTTTAGTTTGATCAGTAATATCTCCTACAGTTTTTAGAAAGTGGCCTATTTCTTCATGTAAAACGCAATACTTCTCTGCATCAGTTATTAGATCCTTACTAATGGCAATTCTATTACCTTTACATAACCCATCAAAAGCTTTCAGCTTTCTTTCACGAACAATGATTTGTAAGTTATCAGCTTCTTTTAATAACTCCTCATACATCATGCAATCACCTCTAATTTACCAATTATCATCATCCATAATGTCTAAATCATGTTTAATGTCATCTTTGGATGCTTTATTTTTAGCATGTGCAGCAACTGGAGATAGATAGTCTTTTTCTATATATTTATCTATATATGTCAGTTCCTCAACTCTTTTAAGCGCTGTAACCTTCCCTATAGTATTTAATCTACTAAAACTATTTAACAAAGCAGTCTGCTCTTTAGTAAGACGTCTATAAGAATTAACAACTGATGGTTCCATAGGAACATCATGACCCATAAGCCAAGCCTCACTAACACCTAATGCTCTAGCTATTAAAAAAATATTTTTTTGTTTTGGTTCATACATACCGGATAGATATTGACTTATTGAAGATTTACCTATTTTTGTTTTTTCAACTATATCAGCCTGCTTTATATCTTTTATTTCCATAGCCAGTTTCATTCTTTCAGAAAAAGTTGTGCACATCATAATCACCTCTTATATACATATTATAACAAAAGTTCAGAAAACACAACGAAAATATTAGATAATTATAACAAAAGTTCAGAAAACTAAAATAACATATTGCAATTCAATTTTTAGTGTGCTAATATAAAATCAGTTCAGAAAACTGAACAAGGTTAAAAGGAGGTAAAGATATGGCTTTTGACTATAGCAAATTACATGGGAAAATAAGAGAAAAGTGTAAAACCCAAGCTGAGTTTGCAAAAAGAATGGGTATGTCAAGAACAACATTAAGTGCAAAGCTTAATAATAATAGTGAATTTACTCAGCAAGAAATTAACAAAGCGACAGAACTATTGAACTTGCAACAAATTGAAATACCTATATATTTTTTTGCAATTAAAGTTCAGAAAACTGAACAAAAGTAAGGAGAGAACATACAGTGAGGGAATATATTCTAAATAAATTTATTTCATAAATTAGAGCGTTTAATAAGACTCAATTAGAAGGTGCTTTAAAGATAACTGATAAAGACACCAAGTTTAACAAAATAAGTTTTAGAAAAAAGACAAGCTATTTTGAAATGGTTGATATAGCAGAAAAAGCAGCAACAATTATAAAAAATATAATTAGGAGGATATGCCCACATGAAAGATTTAGAAAAGTTAATTAATGAAAGATCCAATTCAAGCATATCGCAGGAGGAATATTAATGAAATTAGATTTTGGAGATTATAGAATAACAACAGATGAAAGACAATTTGTAATCCAGCAAAAGAGGATTATTGAGGAAGGCAAACTTACAAAGAAAGAAAACGTGGGTAAGGAAAGATGGGTAGATATAGCTTATTGTCCAAGCCTTAAATTTTCCCTTAAATTCCTTTATACAAAGACGTTATTAGACAATGATGACCTAATACTTATAATGAAGAAACTCCACGTTATAGAAAACAAAATCGCAGAATTTTTAAAAGTACTGAAACAGGAGTCGGAATATGTTGATAAAAAAATTTATGATTGCATGAAGGCTAGAGTGATGCGGTTTGAAAAATTAGAAGGAAAAATTAAATCTCTTAAAGCCATGAAAGATGAACTACAAGTTCACAATTTAAGGTTTATATCAATTGGTGACAGTGAGTTTTATGTGGAAAGCAGTTTAAGAAAAACTTTAGAAGATAATTTAGTATCATGTATAAATGAAAGACTTGAACAAATCCAAAAAGAAATGGAGTACCACAAGTAAAACCTGAGACTCCAAGAGAGGAATTACTAAATTTAGAAATGACCAAGAACTTTTAGGAATATATAGTTGGAAATTATAGATCAAAAAGTAGGTGATATAAGTGAATTCATATAAAAAGCTTGAAGCTATGCTTTATAATTATAAAAATACATTGGCAGAAATTAAAAATATAAAAATTGAGATAGAGGATGTAGAGCAAAGTTACAGCGGAATAAGTTCAATTTGTTATGATAATATGCCAAAGGCTAATACCATATCAAGTTCAGTGGAAAGAGAAATAGAACACAAGGAAAAAAGAATTGAATATCTAACTAATTTGTTAGTTAAAAAAGAGAATGAAATAAAAAGAATAGATAATGCTATTGAAGTTTTAACAGATACTGAACGTAATTTAATAGAGTTATGTTATTTCAATAAGGTTAGAGTGAAAGACGCTGCAATTAAATTATATGTTACTGAACAGACCATATGCAGAAACAAGTCAACAATTATAAACAAATTAATACCATTAATATATATTGAATAAAATAGTAATTAAATGTTCATAACATTTAAACACACTAATAAAATAAGCTGTTATTATATTATCATAAGGAGTGCCTGAAAGGGTGCTCTTTTTATTTTACTGTATAAATTGCAAAGGAGGTATATGAATGTCTAACAATGTGCTTACAACTAAAGAAAGTGGATTAGGAAGATTGCTTATAAAGGGGGGATGAGTTAGGGCTCAATAACAGATGGTATTGTAAGAAAAATGAAAGGGATTGCAGGAGGTAAAAGCGGATGAGTGATATTTTTATAGATACCAAAAATAATATAGTTAAAATAAACGGTGATATAATATCTAGTCATGCTTTTCTACAAGTTAAATTTGAAAAGGGAAGGTGGAGCTATATTATATCAGAAGAAGATCCTTTTACTAATATAGTTAGGTGTAACTATGATAATCGATAGTATTAGAAATTATGTAATGAAATGTCCTTATTTGGATACCTTTGACAATGCAATTAGAGTAAATGTAAATTATTTAGATGCTAATGCAGATAACTATTCCATAGAAGAGGTTCCAATAGAACCTATTTTAAAGAAATATGTTAATGGAGATAGTGTAAGGCAATATGCTTTCATATTTACAAGCAGAGAACCTTACTCAGCAGATGTTTTGCAAAATATAGACAATAGTGGATTTTATGAAAAATTCGCTGGTTGGATTGAAAGTAATAATCATAATGGAATATTTCCATTATTAGAAAATGGTTTAGAGCCATTAGAAGTTAAAGTAAAAAGTACAGGTTATGCTTTTTCCAATACGGAAAATACTGCACAGTTCAAAATACAATTAATATTAAAATATTTTAAAAGGAAAGGTGATATAAATGTCAGTTAGAAAGAGAAAAATACAAGCAAATTATTTAAAGATATCAGATTCATTTGAACTATTAGGTACAGGATTTACAGAATTAAATGAGAGTCCAGCAGCGCAAACAGCTTCAAAAAGGTATATAAATCAGTCTAGTGCAAGCCAGAGTATTATTGGTTATGAATGGACTACAAGCTTTAATGCAGATCAGATAGTTTCCGAAAAGGCTATAGAATTTATAAGAAATATTGGAGAAATGCAAAAAATAGGATATGATACAGAAACAGATTATATAATAGTTGATTTAGATAAGCCAGCAACTACAGCAGGGTTTAGAGCTCGTAAATTTAAAGTTGCAATAGCAGTTGATTCCTTTGAGGCTAATGAGGGAGAACTAGGTATGGCAGGAAATTTCATAGGAGTTTCAGATCCAATAGAAGGTACTTTTGATACTACTTCAAAAGCATTTACAGAAGGTTTTACAGCAAAATCAGTATAGGAGTGTTATAAATGAAAATTAATGGAGTGGAATTGCCAGATTTAGATTTGCTAGATTTAGAGGTAGCTGAAAAATATGAGAAATCACTGAAAAGTATAGAAAACATAGGCGAAAAAGTAAAAGATATGACTATAGTTGAAAGCATCAAAACTCAATGCAATGCTATATTCAACGTGTTTAACGATCTATTTGGTAAAGGTACCGATAAGAAGATTTTTGGCAATAAGGTTAATCTTTTGACTTGCTTGAAAGCTTTTGAGGAACTTATAACCTGTGTAAATGAACCTAATGAAGAAATTGAAAGATTTACTAAAAAATATTCTCCCAATAGGGCACAAAGACGTGCTAAAAAATAATGAACTTACTTATTGATTTAGTTCCAATAAGTGTAGATATAGAAGGAGAGAAGTACGAAATTAACAGTGATTTTCGTACTTCTATTCTTTTTGAGCTTTTAATGCAGGACAGTGAAATAAGCGAAGAAGATAAGATTATACATGCTTTAGAGCTTTACTATTCTACATTGCCAAATGATTTAAATGAGGCAGTGGAAAAGCTCCTATGGTTCTATAGATGCGGAAAAGATGAAGTTGAAGGTAAAGGATATGGAAAAGGCAAGAGTGAACAAATATATTCTTATGATTATGATGATGACTACATTTATTCCGCTTTTTTAGACCAATACGGAGTAGATTTACAGGATATAGAATATCTACACTGGTGGAAGTTTAAAGCCATGTTTAAGGCCTTAAAGGAGAATAATGAAATAGTAAAGATAATGGGTTATCGTGCTATGGACTTAAGTAAGATAAAAGATAAAGAGGAAAAATCTTATTATAAAAAAATGAAAGAATTATATAAAATTCCTTCAAATATCAGCAAAGATGAAAAAGAAAAACTTAATCAAATAGAAGGAATACTTCTTAATGGTGGAGATGTTAGTAAAGTATTATAATATATTCCTAAAATGATATATAATATAAAAGCACTTACATTGGTAGGTGCTTTTATTTTACCTTTAAAAGTAGGTGGTTGATATTAAAGAAATAAGATGTCCTAATTGTAATCAGTTGTTGTTAAAAGCTGATTATGTAAAAGGAGAAATAAAATGTATTAGGTGTAAGAAGATAACTAAAATATTAATTAAGCAGAGAACAGAGCCAAACCACACCATGGAGTAGTGAGTGGGCCTGTCTTTTTTATTTTATATTAAAGGCAGGTGAGAGATAATAGATACACTAAATAAAATAATGAAAAATGGATTGAATTCTTTCAAAAGTGTCGTAGGAGATATGGGTAATGCATTGATTAATTTAGGCAGCATTGGAATAAAATGCAACGCAGAAATAGAACAATCTATGTCTACCTTAAAAGACAGTGCTAAGTCATTGGTAGGAGAAGTATTTGCACCTATATCTGATGTTCTAAAAAACACTGTATTGCCAATGGCATTAGGATATATTGAAACCCTTTCTACAGCATTTAGAGAGAAAGGTATTACAGGGCTTATAAGTGCAATGGAAGATATAGCAAATACCATAAATACGTCTACTGCTAGTAATTTGTCTATAATTGATGCCAGTGCTATCGCTATGTTTACTACATTTATAAATGGGATACTTACAATGTTACCTTCGTTACTAGAAGTTGGATTAAGTTTAATTATTAACTTAGCACTTGGCATAACTGAAGCTTTACCACAGTTAATTCCAACTGCTATTAATACAATACAAACTTTAGTTAATATATTAATAGAAAATTTACCTTTAATTATTAATGTTGGAATACAATTAATTACAGAATTAATAAATGGGATACTTCTTATGTTACCTTCGTTGCTAGAACTTGGAGTAAGTTTAATTGTTAACTTAGCACTTGGCATAACTGAAGCTTTGCCACAGTTAGTTCCAACTGTTATTGATACAATACTAACTTTGGTTAATACCTTAATAGAAAATTTACCTTTAATTATTGATGCTGGTGTACAATTAGTTGTTGGATTAATACAGGGAATAATAAATTCTATTCCAGTGTTAGTTGAAAAAGCTCCAATAATAATTGAAAATCTAGTGAATGGATTAATTGAAAGTATTCCAATATTAGTGGGTGCAGCTTTACAAATTATCAATGGATTAATAAATTTTTTAACAAATGAGGATAATTTAAACAAGTTAATAGCTAGTATGTCAAGGTGTATTGACTCTATAGTCGATGGACTTATAATAGCTATCCCAATGTTAGTTGAAGGGGCAATGAAAATAATAACAAAATTGGTAGAATTTATTACTACACCAGGTAATATGGAGAAATTAGTAAGTTGCGCTGTGCAAATAATTCTAAAAATTGCAGAAGGGCTAATAAGAGCATTACCAACTTTAATTTCTAGTGCTGAAGAGCTTGTAACCGCTATAAATGATACATTAACATCTATAAACTGGTTTGAAGTAGGTGCAGATATCTTAGCGGGAATTGGTAAGGGTTTACTAAAGGGATCTTGGGGTCTAGCTAAAACTTTGGGAAAAGAATTGCTTGGCAGAGTACAGTGGGTATTTGGAATAGAGTCACCTAGTAAGTTATTTGCTAAAGAAGTTGGACCATATCTAATTCAAGGTATTGGAGTCGGAGCTGATAAGGAAATTCCAAAATTCCAAAAGGATATGCAGAGAAATATATCTGGCATGGTGTCTAGCTTTAATGTTGATGAAGTTACTGCAAGAATGACTGCTGCTGTATATCAGGAGCAAGCTGCGACATCAAGAGCTATGACTTCTAGTTATGATAGAATCACAGCTAATAACAGCACAATAACTAATAATAACGATAATGGATTGAATTTTAATATAGAAAACTTTAATAATAATAGAAATCAAGATATTAGAGCATTAACAGAAGAAATAGAATTTTATAGAAAGCAAATTGAAATAGGGGGAGGAAAAGCATAATGGAAACAGGATTCGTATGGAAGAATATTCACTCAAGTGAAAAAGGTTTTAAGATTATATCACTTCCTCCAATAACTACCTATGAGAAAAGAGTAGAAAAAATAGTTGTTCCAGGGAGAAATGGATATCTAACCAATACAGATAATAGCTATGAGGGAGAAGTGAAATCAGTAGAGTTTGACTACTTTGGTGATAATTTTAGAGATATAAAAACATGGTTAACTGGTGATGGAGATGTAATATTTTCTAATGAGCCGGACAGATTTTATAAGGCTAATATAATTAATAAGATAAATCTTCAACAAGTATTACAAAAGTTTCATAGTGGTATAGTTCAATTTGATTGTCAGCCTTTTGGTTACTCACTTACTGAGAAAAAAGTTACTGTAACTACTACCAATTATAAATTAATCTATAATGGAACAATGGAGATAAAGCCAGTAATAAAGGTTTATGGTGTGGGGGACATAACTTTAACAGTAAATAATTCTAATGCAATTTTAAAGGGAATAGATGCTTATATAACCCTTAATGGTGAGTTAGAAGATGCATATAAGGATACAATGTTGCAAAATAGCAAGATGCAGGGAGAATTTCCTATATTGAAGCCAGGGGAAAACATTATAGATTATATTGGGAATGTAAGCAAAATAGAAATAATTTATAGGGAAGCCTATCTATAGGAGGTGTTATAAATGATATCTATATATGATGCAGGTACAGTGGATTTTAATAATAATGGGATAACATCTTTAAACCCTTCTCTATGTGAAGTTGAAGAGCAGAGAAATGGTTTATATGAATTAGTATTAGAACATCCTTTTGATAATAGAAACAAGTGGAAAAACCTAGTTGAAGGAAACATAATTAAGGCACCAACTCCAATGGGAAATCAGTTTTTTAGAATATATAAAAAGAATAAAAATATGTCTGGTATAAAAGTTAATGCCAGACATATTTTTTATGATTTGATTGACAACTTTATAGAAGATAGCAGAGCTGCTAATACAGATGGTAAGGGTGCTTTAAGTATAGTATTAACTTCTACACAGTATCCTCATAGATTTACAAGTATGAGTGATTTGCCAGGTTCTAAAACAGCTCATTTTATTGAAAAAAACCCTGTAGAAGCAATATTTAGTGAAGATGGAATAATAGATACATGGGGCGGAGAACTTGAAAGAGATAACTTTTTAATTAAGCTGCTCCAAAACAGAGGAAAGGACAGAGGGGTAACTATAAGGTATGGTAAAAATCTTTTAGGAATAGATGAGGATTTAAGCTTAGATAGTGTAGTTACAAGAATAATACCACAAGGATATGGTGGATTATCTCTTCCTGAAAAGTATGTAGACAGTGATTTAATAAATAATTACTCACATCCTAAGATAAGAAATATAGAATACTCTGATATTAAGGTAGATGAAAAAAGTGGCATTACAGAAGCCATGGCTATAGCTAAGCTTAGAGAGAGAGCACAGCAGGAGTTTACTATTAATAAGGTAGACATTCCACCTGCCAACTATAAGGTGGATTTTTTAGAACTTAGTAAGACTGAAGAATATAAAAATTATGCTGTTCTAGAAAGAGTTTACTTATGTGATACAGTAACTGTAAAACATCTAAAATATGGCTTTGATTTAAAGGCTAAAGTAATCAAATATAAGTATGATTGCTTGTCAAATAGATACAAAGAAATAGAATTAGGATCATTCAAAGATAATATAGTAAGTACTTTAAGCTCCTTAAGTTCCATAAGAAGCACCGTAAATGAGATATTACAAAGTTCTGTAACTGGTACTAAAATGCAAGAAGCAATAGACGATGCTACGAGTCTTCTTACAGGTGCTTTTGGAGGTAATATAGTCTTTAGACCGAAGGATAAACCAGAGGAAATTTTGATAATGGATACTGAAGACATTATGACAGCTAAAAGCGTTTGGAGATGGAATATAAATGGACTTGGGTACTCAAAAACGGGTATAAATGGTCCATATGAAACTGCTATAACTATGGATGGAAATATAGTAGGAACGTTTATTTCAGCAGAGTCTATAATGGCTAATCAATTATCTGCAGATGTAGGACAAAATCTGATTTTAAACTCTAATAAAAGTGTAAAATCAATGGTTTCTGATGCTATTGATATTATTCAAGTCGGTGGAAGGAACTTAGTATTAGACACTTCATTTAATCATGCATGGAGTAGATTTAATAACCTTGGAGAAGTGTTGGAAACTAATGATGGCTTAAAACTTACTTTCACAGGAGCTAGTCAAATGGCTGTTATTAGTTCGCTTGCAGATAGTCTTATTAAAGGTAAAAAATACATTCTAAAGCTTATGGTCAGAGGGACTTTGAATAGATGCCAAGCTTTTATAGTGACAAAGACAGCTCCAAATTTTAATTTTTATGATAAAGCAAATGTATTAAATGAAACTAATTTTACAGAATTTATAATTCCGTTTGTATATGACGGTAATAATGAATCAGATAAGTTATTTATAGGTGGAACTGCGAGTGCTGTAGGTCAATGGATAGAAATTCAAAAGAATACAGTAAAGCTTGAAGAAGGAGATAAAGCTACTGGATGGTCTCCAGCGCCAGAAGATAATGATGTGTTATTTAATGATATGGCTGATGCTATTGTAGATGTTTCTAATACCGTTAACACAAATACATCTTCTATAGAGCAATTAAGTAATAAAATTACTACTGAGGTTATAGGAAAATATACCACTACAACTGATTTTGAGGAATATCAAAGCACTTTAACAACTCAATTTTCACAATTAGACAGTAAGTTTGAGATGAGATTTACATCAACTCAAGGTGATTTAGATAAATTTAATAAAGCTCAAGTCGATAAATTTGAAGAATTTGATAATTATATTAGGTTTGATAAAGGTGATATTATTCTAGGCTCAAACGATAAGGATAATGACCTATATTTAGCAATAACAAAAAAAGAAATAGCTTTTATAAAAGGTAAAGAAAGTAAAAATAAAGTTGCTTATTTTGGTGAAAATAAAATATATATCACAAATGCAGAAGTAACAGAATCACTACAAATAGGCAAATATATGTTCGAACCTAGAACTAACGGAAACTTAAGTTTTAAATGGAGGGGATAATATGGCAGGAAGTACGTTTTATGGTTCAACTAATAACCAATATATTAAACCAAAGATAGTGTGGAGTTCTACAACAAATATTGATGGAAACTATTCAACTGTTACTGCTACTCTATATGTATCAAGAACTAATTCTGGTTACACTACTTCTGGTACATGGAGTGGTGGTTTAACCATTAGTGGTAGTACAGCAACTACAAGCAAATCGGTCAATATTACTCAAGATTCAAATACTATGTTGATTAGCCATACAGTAAACATAGGACATAATTCAGATGGTTCTCAAACAGTAACTATTAGTGCTTATGGTGGAATACCCGGAACAAGTTATACTTCTACAAGTATATCTGGGCAGTTTAACCTAGATACAATACCAAGAGCTAGTTCTTTTAGTATGTCTAGTACAAATTTCATAATTGGAAACCCTATCACTTTAACTATCAATAGAGCTAGTGGAGCATTTTCTCATGTAGTTTATATGGAGTTTGGAGATCTGATTACCATAGGCACTGGTGTAGGTGGTTCATTCACTTGGAATACTGGAAATAATGAAAGCACATTTTATAAATATATACCAAATGAGAATTACGGTTTTGGTATGGTTCACGTAGAAACCTATAATGGTAGTACCTACATAGGAAGGTCATCGGTTAGATTTCAAGCCAATGTGCCAAGTAGCGTAGTACCTGTAATCAATTCAGTTACCTTAGCACCATCTACTATTGTTATAAATGGGAAAAATGCTGGATATGTACAAAATAAATCAACTTTAGGAGTTAATATATCTGCTAGTGGAGCTAAAGGCAGTTCAATAAGGTCTTATATGTCTACTTTAAATGGAATAACTTATACAGGTGCTAGTTTTACCACTGGAGTATTAACCGTTGTAGATACTAATACCTTAACGACAACTGTAACTGATACTAGGGGTAGAACAGTTAGTAGAACTACTCAATTTACAGTAGCACCCTATACAAATCCGGTAATAAATTCATTTTCGGTACAAAGATGTACACAAGCAGGAGTATTGAATGATGAAGGTACTTTTGTCAAAGTTATAGCTACTGGAAATATATCAGATATTAACAAAACAAATACAAAAGGTTGTAAGCTAAAATATCGAACAAGAGGAACAACAACATGGACAGAGGTTGCGATTGCCCTATCTGATTATAGTTTGAATTATAGCCAAACTGTAGGAAATAATAATTTTAGTATAAATAATTCTTATGATTTTCAACTAGATTTAAGTGATTATTTTACAACAACGAGTATGGTTACAGCTATAGGTACTGCAACTCCAACTATGGACTTTAAGGCAGGTGGAAAAGGTATAGCATTTGGCAAAGTTGCAGAAACAGATAATGCTATAGAAACAGCCTATCCAATAATCCATAGTGGCAATCTTAACAAAGGGGGATGGGGTACTCCAACTAAAGGTGCGATAACACAAGTAATAGACTCAAGTGGTTCTCAACATAGTGTAATGGTTGGAGTAGACTCTAATAATAAAAGATGTTATGGAATTGATTTATATGATTCACCAACTAATCCAATAATGAGGTTGTATGCTGGTTCAAGGTACATTGATATAAAAGGTAGTGGTACTCATGCTGTTGATGGGGATTGGACAGCTACTGGTAAAGTTCAAGGAAATAGTTTATATGTAGGTAGCTCACCAGTCATCGAAAGAGGTAGTAATTCCAATGGAGAGTATATAAAATTTTATGATGGCACTATGATATGCACATCTTATTGGTATGTTGGTAGCAATGAAGATTTCACAAATAATATTTATGGAGCAGTATATGGAGTTAGATCGTATTATAGAGACTTTCCAGCTACATTTATCAGTACACCAAATATATCAGGAGGAACTTCTACCAATACTACTTTGGTAATTTGTCCTAGGGCTGAGACTGCAAGTAAATATTACTATACATGTTGGACTAATTTGCCTATAAGTGGTGTCATATTATACTGTTCTATAACAGCTATAGGGAGGTGGAAATAATGGAGGTATTATACAGTCCGCAAAGAAATGATAATGTTATTAGTTACAGGTTTGACAATGATATAGTTATAGCAGAATATCTCGGGAAAAAAGATAGATTTGATTTTACTAATTTTCCAGAAAGTGCACAAATAAATGAAATTGATACTATTTTGGATATAAACCCTATCACTTCAGTAAAAAGAAAGGATGGGGTTTTATACTTAGAATTGATATACTTTCATGGATCGGATGCCACAGAAGAAGAGTTGTTTCCGACTTGGAAGGAGGTTTAATTATGGGGAAAATTCAATGGAAAACCAAAGAGGAAATAGAGGAAGAAAATAAAAACAGACCTCCAAGTGAGATGGATAAACTTAAAGAAATGTTAGAAAAACAGAATAAGGCTATAGCAGAATTAAGTCTATTATTAGCTCTAACAAAATAATAAAGGAGCAGATTTCATGTTTAACAAAGATAGTGGATTAGTTACTGTATGGGTAAGTTTAATATTAAATAGTACTTATACATTGGAGCAGGCACCAAAGATAAGTAACCTTAAAGATATAGTAACAGAAGTGATAACAGGATTAAATAAATAACTATAAAAGGCAAAGTATAGCACCTATATGGTGTTTTTATTTTGCCTTTTATTATAAGAAAGAAGGTACTAGAGTGGAAAAAGAAAACATTATAAAAACAATTATTGCAGCAATAGGGACAGTTATTACATGGTTATTTGGAACATGGGATACAGCTTTAATAGTGTTAATAGCTCTCATGGTTCTGGATTATTCTGTAGGTTTAACAAAAGCTTATGTAAATAAAGTAGTATCTTCTGATGTGGGACTTAAGGGCATAACTAGAAAAAGCTTAATACTTATAGTACTAATAGTAGCTGTAATGTTAGATAGGCTTTTAAATACTGGCACTTGGTTATTTAGGACACTAGTATGCTATTTTTACATTGCAAATGAAGGTATAAGTCTTTTGGAAAATTGTGCTCAATTAGGTTTGCCCATACCAGACAAACTTAAAGAGGCTCTAATACAACTTAAAGAGGGAAATAAAAAAGAAATTATTAAGAAGGAAAGATAGTTATGGTCAAAATATGTGTAGATGCAGGACATGGCGGTAAAGATCCAGGAGCTTGTGGAAATGGTAGACAGGAAAAAGACTATACTCTTAAGTTAGCTTTAGGACTAGGAAGTCAATTACAGCAACATGGAATAAATGTTATATATACTAGAACTGATGATAGATTTCTAGAATTATACGAAAGAGCGGATATAAGCAATAATAATAGTTGTGATTACTTTATATCACAGCATGTTAATAGTGGTGGAGGGTATGGATTAGAAACTTTTGCTTACCTTACTTCTAATAAAGGTAAAGAATTCGCACAGGCAATTCAAAATTCTATGGTAGCCAATAGAGTAGCTACTAGAGATAGGGGAGTAAAAACTGCTAATTTTGCAGTACTAAGAAAAACTAAATGCCCAGCTATACTTATAGAAAATCACTTTATAGATAATGCTGCAGATATGGAATTCTTAGATGCTAACTTAAAGAAAATTATAGAGTTACAAGCAAAGGCTATATTAGACTTTATAGGTGTTTCTAGTTCAATAAGAGTGCATGAATCTCAATCTACTCCAGTTCCACAATCTAAACTATATTGTGATTTCGCTTCTCTACAAAGGGAATTTGTAAACCAGGACTTTGGCAATATTTCAGTAGACAATATACCAGGACCTAGAACCGTAGCTGCAGCTCCTACGGTAAGACAAGGCGCCAGAGGAAATATAACAAAATGGATTCAGGAAAGGTTAATATATTTAGGTTATAATGTAGCTTATGGAGCTGATGGAATATTTGGAGAGGGCACTAGACAGGCTGTAATGGAATTTCAGAGAAATGATGGATTAGTGGCTGATGGAATAGTGGGAAAGAACACTTGGAGAAAGCTTTTAGGTTTATAATATTATTGGGTAGTCCGAATGGTCTACCCTTTATTTTTTTGCTCTAAAATAGAAGAAGCTCCTATCTCAAGGACCTAATTCAAGCCGATGCCAAGGAGGATAATATTAATATAATCACAAGATGAATCAATATATCCATTCTAGAAAAACTCTTTTTTATTTTATTCATGTAACATTACATATAGTTTTGTCGAAACTATTGAATTAGTTAACAAATGGTTTACAATTATAACTGTAAATATACACACAGGGGAGGTAAAAATATGAAAAAGGTAATAGGTATCATCAGTATTGTATTATTTGCAATAATTACATTTCAATCATGCGCTGCAGGAGTTGCAAATGCGCTTGAAAATTCAAACTCTGTAAGCGGTACTGCTGGTTTTATGCTTGCACTTTGTATGCTTATCGGGGGGATAATTGCTCTAGTTTCAAAATTAAACAAAGGAATTACAATAACATCCTTGGTATTTTATGCCTTAGGTGGAGTAGTAGGTATTGCAAATATAGGAAAGTTTGCTGATCTAAAAATATGGTCAATATTAAGTTTTATATTTGCAGCATTGTTATTATTTGACCTAATTAAAAATAAAGCAAAGTATAATAATAAAGAAGTTAAAGCAAAATAA